TAGGAATGTTGTTTGGGATAGTAGTGCTAATGCACTTATATTTTCTGATTCAACTTCTGCAAAGTTCGGAAATAGCGAAGATTTGCAGATTTATCACGATGGGTCAAATTCCTATGTAGATGATGCTGGAACAGGTGGACTAATCCTACGCGGAAATAGCAATGTTACTATAGGCAAATACACTGGCGAAACTATGGGCTTTTTTGAAGTTGATGGTGCGGTTAGCCTTTATCACAACAATGCAGTCAAAATCGCCACAACAGCTACAGGCGTAGAAGTCACTGGCGCAGCAACAGTAGGCGGTGCAGCGGTCAAAGTCGCTGGCAAAGAGACGATCTTCGTGCCAGCGATTGCTATGTACCCAAGCACAACCAATCCATGTGGTGGGCCAGAGCAAGTTGAAACAACAGCTTTGCGACCTGATTTAAAAGTTTTGGACTTTGCGGCTGATGCGGATGACTTTGCTCAATTTGCTGTAGCCATGCCTAAGTCTTGGAACGAAGGCACGGTCACCTTTCAGCCTTTTTGGACAGTAACAGGCACAAACACTGGCACGGTTGCTTGGCAGCTTGCAGCGGTGGCGATTACAAATGACGAAAGTATTAACACAGCATTTGGCACTCAAGTGGCGACCACTGCTCTTGCATTCTCTGGCACGTCAAATGACTTGATGGTTAGCGCAGAAAGTGGCGCAGTGACAATCGCGGGAAGCCCAGCCGCAAATGATATGTGCTTTTTCCAAATCAATCGTGACACGAGCGCAGATGATCAAACAGGTGCAGCAAGATTGTTGGGTGTAAAAATATTATTTACAACTGACGCAGCTAACGATGCATAGGAGAAAACATGACTGGCTTTGGATTTAATGTTTTAGGATTTGGGTCAGGCGGTGGTGGGCCTGTTACGCTTGAGACAGAAGCATTGATAAACTCCCAGCAAAACAGGCAAAATGTTCGTACCTCTGATTTTATCGGCAATGGCGGCACACTAATCATCCCCACTGACTTTTGGGTTTGGGGCACCAGCGTCAGCACTGCTGGATTGCGGATAGACACTCCCGACTGCACAATTGAAAATTACGGGAAAATTGTCGGCAGAGGTGGTGGTGGCAATGGCGGCAATGCAATAGAAATAATGTCTAGCACCACTGGTGTAACTATAATAAATGCTTCTGGAAGTTACATTGCTGGCGGTGGCGGCAGTGGCGGCGGTGGCAACTGCGGTGGTCAAGGTGGCGGTGCTGGCGGTGGCAATGGCAATGGTCAAGCGCAACTTAATTCGACAGGTCGAGCTGGCAACGCAGGATATGGCGGTGGCGGTGGCGGTGGCGGCGCAGGAGGCGGTGGCTCTGCTTATGTCATTAACTGGGCCGCTGGCGGATATTGCGGGACTAGCACTGCTGGTGGGGGATACATTCTTCCTGGCAGTGGAGGTTATGGTGGGACTTATTCTGGTGCTGGTGGCAGTGGCGGTGGTGGCGGTGGTGGTTCAAGCAATTATACTTACGGTGCTGGCGGTGGCGGTGGCTGGGGTGCATCTGGAGGTGTTTCTCAAACAGGCAATGGTTCTGGCGGCAAGGCCATAGAAGCGAATAGCCAAAGCTACACACTCAGCAATAGTGGAACGACTTACGGAGCGACATCATGACTGAATACACCACTAGGTATCTTTGGAACATGACAATGTACACAAGTGAACAAGATGCTCAGACAGCAGCAGCAAAATTTGTTTCTGAGTTTAACACAAACTTTTTGTCTTATTGTGAGATACACATTGTCGAGCCTGATGTTAAAAAATACAATGCATTAATCATCAATCCAGCAAACAAATTAACAACTCACCCTAAAGACCTTGCTGATGATGATCCAAGATATTTCAATCTTTCTTCTGTTGAAGATGGAGATACTTATACGGGGATAAGAGCAGTTGCAGTAAAAAGAATACACAAAGAGCAATATGAAAGGTATGTGAGTTTGAGAAATTTAAAACAAATAGTTAAAACGACTTTCCCTGCGAGGCTGGTTGACAACGACAATCAAGCGTTAAGAGACGGGGAGCATTCAAACCAAGAAATGATTGGCGTGACAGCTCAATTCAACTATGGCTGATATGGAGGAGCGCGTATCTGCGCTGGAAAAAGAAATGGCATCTCTTCAAACTGAAGTGAGAATACAATTTAAAGAGTTGTTCACCAGAGTAAAGAGAGTCGAGGCTATCATGATTGGTGCTAGTGCTGCGATAATCATGATGTTGATAACTGTGCTAACAAAGATGGGGTGAGAGCATGACTATGGAAAAGTTTTTGGCATGGAAAATTATGCCTCGATTCATGATGTTGGTGATGACGGTTATGTACATTCGTGTGATTGAGTGGTTCATGTCTCTCCCACAGGACGTTGTCAGCACTCAGGCCACCGCATTGACTGCCACGGTGACAGGTGCTATGACAGGTGCATTCGCTGTGTGGTTAGGATCAGAGAAATGATGGCACTGCTAGGAAGCCTTCTAGGTTTCGGATCATCGTTTCTCCCGTCTGTGCTGGATTACTTTAAGGCAAACCAGCAACAAAAACACCGCATTGAAATGATGCAAATAGAAACGGATCTTGCTCAAAGACGCAGTGAAATGAAATTGGTTGAGCTAGATAAAAAGGCAGACATCGAAGAAACAAAAGGGTTGTATGCACATGACCGATCTATTGACGCTGGAGGCTTTGTCAACGCTCTCAGGGGCAGCGTTCGCCCTATCATTACTTATGCCTTTTTCGGATTGTTCGTAGCCACGAAAGTTGTAATTATGGTCAAAGTCACGCAAGCTGGTGGCGATTGGATGCAAGCAGTTGACTTGATGTGGGATGGAGAAACGTCTGGACTGTTCAGTGCGGTCTTGGCGTTTTGGTTTGGGAATCGTGCGATCACGAAGTATGCGGGGAAGTAGCCATGGGATACAAGTTAGGAAAACGAAGCCTATCAAGGCTAGAAGGTGTCAACGAAAATCTGGCAACTGTCGTGAAGTACGCCATCGGCGTTACGAAACAAGACTTTTCAGTGATTTGCGGGTTGAGGACGATAGAAGAGCAAAAAGCTCTTGTCGCTAAAGGTGCCAGCCAAACAATGAAAAGCAAGCACATCCACGGCAATGCCGTTGACTTGATGGCTTACGTTGATGGTGGTCGTTGGGAGCTTAACCTTTACGACGAGATTGCTGATGCGATGAAAGAAGCTGCTGCAGCCTCTGGAGTTAAGATCAAGTGGGGCGCAGCTTGGACAGTCGACTCTCTCGGGGATTGGGAGGGCACTGCGGAGAATGCGATGAATTCTTACATTGACATTCGTAGATCACAAGGTCGTAGGCCATTTATAGATGCACCTCATTTTGAGCTAGCTTTTTAATATGACTTTTTCTCTGATAAAATATAACTCAGGGATTGTCAAAGACACCACAGAATATTCTGCTGGTAAGAATGGTCCATTTTACGTTGACAGTGATCTTGTCCGCTTTGTCAATGGTTACCCAGAGAAGATAGGTGGCTGGGAAAAAGATGCGTTTTATGCATTAGATCCTGCTGGAGAAGCGATGTCTACTGAAGCCACATTGACTGGCATTGGCCGGAAAATGGTTTTCTGGAGAGCAGTCGATGGTGTTGACAGGATAGCCGTCGGGACGCACAACCATCTTTACATAATTCAAAACAACGCAATCTATGACATAACACCACTGCGGAAAACCACAAGCAACCTCTCTAATCCTTTAGTGGTGACCAATGGCAGCACAACCATTACTGTAACCGACAATGCGCATGGAGCTTCAGACGGTGATTGGGTTGTAATAAACTCTGCCGCTGCTACAGGAGGGATCCCCGCAGACACAATCAACAGGATGTCTGGCTACCAAATAACTTTCATTGACACTAATTCTTATTCGATACAATCCCCATCAGCTGCAACGAGCGGAGCCACAGGTGGTGGCACGACAATAGACATAAAATACCTGATCGGAGCCAATGATGGGCTGGGAACCCAGAGTGCTGCTCCAGCTTTGGGTTGGGGTGTTGGTGGTTGGGGCGAATCAACGTGGAACACACCAAGATCTTTGTCTTTGTCTCAAGTCAGTCTTGAAAGTTCTGTTTGGAGCTTGAATCTTTGGGGAGAAGATCTTCTTGCAACAGTTAGAGGCCATGATGTTTATTATTGGGACACATCTTCTAATGTTACGAGCAGAGCAGTTTTGGTGTCATCAATAGCCGAGGCAGCTTCTGTCCCAGTTCAAATAAGAACCTCTGTCGTTAGTTTCCCAGACAGACACTTTATAGCTGGTGGGGCCAGCGTTTACGTCGCAGCTGATGGAAGCTCTGGTGACTTGGATCCGATGTTGGTCCGATGGTCAACTCAAGAAGACTTTACGAAGTTTGCACCAACAGCAACCAACACAGCTGGCGATCAACGGTTGGAAGTTGGCACAAAAATAATCACAATGGTCAATACCCGAGAAGAAACTATAATAAGCACCGACGAGGCTATTTATGGCATGACGTTCGTTGGTGCACCATTTATATTCTCTTTCCGATTGCTGGCCACTGGAGTTGGTGCCAATGGCATAAACTCGATGATCGCTATTGATGGCAATGTATATTGGATGAGCAACAGATCTTTTTACGTTTATGATGGTGTTGTCAAAGAGATTCCTTGTTCCGTAAAACATTTTGTTTTCGACAGAATGCAAGGCCGTTATTTCGACAAGACTGCAGTCGGTCATAATGTTGAATTCAACGAGGTCACTTGGTTCTATGTTTCTGACCAGAACACAGCTGCTGATAATCCTGAGCCAGACAGCTATGTTTCTTACAACTATGCTGAAAATGCTTGGTCTATTGGAGCTATGGACAGGACGGTCTGGAATGATGCGTTTGGCTCTCGAGAAAAACCATTCGCATTTGATGCAGGTGGTCATTTGTATAATCAAGAGACAGGGACAAGCGCAGATGGCGCAGCTATGAATTGCTTCATTGAAGGTTCGCCAAGAGAAATGACGACAGAAGGCAACAATCTTTATATGGTTGACAGGATAATCCCAGACATTACAATGGGAGCCAACAGCACAGTTTCAGTTTTCATGAATACTCGCAAGTTCCCGAATGCTTCTGAGACTTCCAAAGGCCCATTCAACATCACCTCTACAACTGAAAAGATCAGCACCAGAGCAAAAGGTCGTCAGATAGCTTTAAAGTTCCAAAGCACAGGAACCCAAGACGAATGGCAGCTTGGAGACTTTAGAATTGACTTAAGACAGGATGGCCCGAGATGACCCAGCCAGCAGCCCCACTAGCAGTCTTAAGGTTGCCAACTCCTCCAGAGGAGTATCACCGGAGTTATATGGCACGCTTGACCAACACAATCGAGTTAGAAAAACAGGCAACTTATTTTGCCAACTCAGCAGGTCTTAATTCAGCCACAGAGCAATCTGAAGCTACAGCGTGGTTCATTGGGTAATGGCTAATAATTACAAAAACGCGAAAGTTTATTTGACGGGAGCAGGAGCAACTGTTCTTTATACGACTCCAAGCGCGACTACCACATTGATCAAGTCATTGCTTGTTTCTGAAGATAGCGGCAATGCCGAAACAATCACCGTCACAATAACAGATGCAGCTTCATCTCCTGCGACTTTCTCTTTATTTAAAGTCAAGGCTGTGGGCGCGAATGCGACTGTTGAGCTTTTGACGCAGCCTTTGGTCGTGCAAGAAGATGAGATAATCAAGGTCACCGCAGGCGCAGGAAACAGGTTGCACGTTGTGGCATCATTGCTGGAGATAAGTTAATGATTTACTACTCACGCAATATAAACTAAAATTAGTCAAAGGAATCTTTCATGGCTACAGCAGGTGCATTGACAGGACTGACAGGCGGGACAACTGAAGAGGAGTCTTTGCCTGTTGAATACGGTGTTTTTCAGAACACCGCAGTCCAGAATCCAGACTCTGATTTAATGAATTATGGCACCGCAGCTGTTCCAACTCTGACTTGGGTGACTCAGATCCAAACAGGTGAGCGGAGTTTTGATCCGAGCAGCCAGTTCGACAACTCGATGCTTGAGGAATATCAAAAGCTAGTCGACTCTCAAGGTCAACCAACAGGCATGATGGGTCCAGGACAGATAAGCAAACAAGTCACTGGAGACATTGTCAGCCAAGTTGGCCAAACAATCGGAGCCTCAGCTGGGGCTGCATTGGTTGATCCATATATGTCGGGGGATGCTGGAGCCAAGCTGTTCGCAGGAGCCAAAGGTGCATTCGGAGACTTGCCTTCTGAGATTGTTGCAGACAGCACCAAAGCTGGCTACAAAATTTTAGAGACTGGGTTGTCTGACAATGCAGTTTATTACCCAGAGCTTTCGAACAAAGCCACAGCCGCAGCAACTGGCAATCAGGCTGCTTACGATGCGCTCAAAGACAGCTCAGAAGTTGTCAATGGCAGGAGAGTTTATGAGGCTGGTGCGCTTGACAAATTGCCATCCGGTGTTGAAAGTAACATAGCAGCAGACGCAATAACCTCATCTTCAACAGCACCAACATTCTTTGAAGGTGTGGGCAATAGGCTCTGGGGCGAAGGTGCCAAGGCCAACTGGAGTGCGGCTGGCGGTGCTGGTTTGGTTTCATTCGGTGTCAACTTGCTCATGGGCAAGAAGCCCAAAGAGGCAGCTAAGTCTGCGGGGGCTTCTGCGATCGGCATGGCTCTCGGCAATGCAATCTTGCCAGGAATTGGTGGAGTTGTCGGCAGCATGTTGGGTGGTGCTTTGGGTGGCAGAGTGATATGCAATGAGTTGATGCGTCAAGGCTTGATGGACAGGCAGAGTGTGATACTTGACTATCGCTTCACGAGAGACTATCTTTCCCCGCGACACGTCAATGGTTATCATATCTGGGCAGTGTGGATGGTCAAGCAAATGCGCAAAGGCCGATTCGTTGGTCTTTGGAAGCACCTAGCCCAACACAGGTCGAATGAGATTGCTTACATATATGGCAAAAGATCCAAGCCAGATTACTTAGGCAAGGTTTATCGGAAGATGCTAGAGCCAACATGCTGGATTGTTGGTGGATTCACAACCAAGACAGATTGGTCTGTTCTTTACAAAGCGAAGGAAATTTAAATGGCTGAGCAAATGCCTGATATGCGTGGAGCGAACATGGGCCCAGATGCTGGGATGGACCCACGAGCACGCGAAGCAATGATGCAACCAGACGAAGAGATAGCAGCTGTGCTTCTGGCACGACTGACCAACATGTCTCCTCAAGAGTTGCAGATGCTTGATAAAGTTATCACTCCTGAAGTTGCACGCATCTTAACTAAGCTGCTCCCAGAGCTTGCACAGCTCATCGATGCAGTTGAAGGCCAGCAGGCAGCTCCTCAACAGGCAGCTCCTCAGATGGGTGCTTTGGGCGGTATGTGATGGATGTTAGGAGAGCTGGGCCACTCGATATATCGGCGATTATTGCGCTTCTTATGGAAATGCATAAAAACACCGAGATTCCCGTCTCTCCGATAAGCAGTGAAAAGCTGGTCGCTAAGATCAGCGAAGCAATACACAGAGGCATAGTGTTCGTGGCAATAGACGAAAAGAACAAAATATCAGGCTCAATCGGAGGAACCATCGGCACTGACTGGTGGTCTGAGGAAAGACATCTTTCTGATATGTGGTTTTATGTTTCTGAGGCCAGTCGCAAGACTCGGGTTGCTTACGAGTTGGTCAAAAACTTTATAAGTGTTGCGAAAGATGCTAATGTGCCTGTGCGGTTGGGGCATGTTTTCTCCGGAGACATAGACCGCAAGGACAATTTTTTTAAAAGACTTGGCCTAGTGAAAGCTGGGTCTTTATTCGTGGGGACGTAAAATGGGTGGCGCATGTCAAAGCACAACAACGACACTTCCTTCTTCTAGTTCGACTCTCTCAGGAACTGAGATTCCAGAGTGGGTGTCAGCTGGTGGCCGTATCCTTTTTGATCAAGCTATGGAATTGGCCAAGAGTCCGTATCCTGAATATAGCGGTGCACGAATAGCGTCTTACACTGATCCAGAAACTGGGGAAGTTAGTAAGTTCACCCCAGAAGAGCAGGAAGCTATGGGCATGCTTTCTGGAGACAATGCTGAAAGCTACAAGACCTACCTCGATTCTGGTTATGAGGCTGCACAAGGTCTTGGCCAAGGTTACGACAAGCAATCTTACGACACTCTCATGGGCTCTGACTTCAGCTTAGAATCAGCTCAACCTTTCTTAGACATATATCAAGGCGCAGCAGACGCAGGAGTCCGAGAGGCAGAACGGCAAACAAGACTCGGACAGAATGATGCCAGAGCTGCAGCTGCCAGAGCAGGAGCATTCGGTGGCTCAAGGCTCGGCATACAAGAAGCTCTTTTAGGCTCAGAAGGTGCCATGGTGGCGGGTGACTTGCGAGCCAAGGCCGCAGCTGAAGGATTAGGATTTGCAGCGACTAGATTTGACGCTGACAGAGCTGGCAGGATGGCCGCAGAGGACAGACAACGTCAAGGTTACGAGACCGAAGAGGCTTCACGAGTTCGGGAGGCAGAGGCTTTGCAGTCTTATGCTCCGATGGTACAAGGATTACAAGAACAAGCTGCTGCTGGCCTCTTAGGGGTTGGCGAAGCTCGTCGTAAGCTAGACCAGTCCGCTCTTGACTTGGCGTTCACAGATTATACGGAACAGGCTCAATATCCTTACCAGCAACTAAACTTTGCTCTGGGTGCTCTCAAAGGTGTTCCGTATGAGCAAAGACAATTCTCTTTGCAGCAAGGCGAAACAACAGCACAAGCTCCATCAATATACGGTCAAACAATCGGTGGGCTAGGCTCTCTGGCGAGTGCGTATTACATGGGCAACAGATAAGGAGCCTGACATGGAAGATGAAGACACAATCGGTGCAGCTGGAACTAGCTACGGTGACCTTCTCGGAATGTCGCAGGGTGCTCTTAATCGTTTGGGTGGCAAAGGCTTGATGGAAGATGCCATTGAGATTGCTCGGGAGATATCTCCTGAATACAAGCCTATTGACCCTGCTCTTCTGGCCTTCCAATTCTTCACGAACATGGCAGCTGAAGCCTCCAAGCCAGGACAAACAGCTCTGGGCGCAGCTTCAACAGCCTCATTGGTCCCAGCACAATACCTGATGAAAGATGCAATGGCCAAGCGCGAAGCTGAAGCCAAGCTCCCTGCAACTGCCATCAACATAGCCAAAGCGATCAAACCACCCAAGGCCACAGGAACAGGAACAGTCAACACATGGACTCTCGGCAAAGACATTCCTGGGCTTGGTAATATAGGGGACAGGGTAACTCTTACGAATGCAGCAGCAGCTCAAATTGCTAGCCAAGATCCAGCTGCAATTGTTAAAGCATCAACAAAACCTTTGGCTGAAAAATATCTTCAGCAGGATCGTGTTCTTTACATGAACGAAGATGATGCAAGGGCGAAATTGTCGACATTCGGTCTTACAGAAAATGATCCTGAATTTACCACGATACTTAAATTGATGACCACTGATGATGAAGAGCTTCTTGGCAGACCAGTGATTCAAGCAGACCAGTATGTAAGTTTTTACATCCCTAGAGCTGGGGAAGATTCTGAATTCTCTGTTATAACAAGAGCACCAACAGGGGGAGCAGTTCCTGCGGAGGTTATGTCTCGAAACGAAGACCTCAAAAAGCTCGGCAAATTGGAGCTTGACTACATAGACAAAACCTCTAGTCTGCTTCCAACAATTCAAGTTGCGCTTGATACAATATATCAGAATCCAGGATTGACAGGAGTTGTTCAAAGTGCAACTCTGGACATTCGCGCAGCATTGCAGGGTGCTTTCGGCTGGTCAGATCCTGAAATTTCAGATCAACAACTTTTGAAAGCGATATCTAACAAGCTCGCACCTTTGATGCGACCTCCAGGATCTGGTTCTACCTCAGACATGGAATTCAAGGCATACAAAGAGGCTGTTCTTTCTCTTGGCAACAATGCAAAAGCCAACTACCTTACACTGCACATGTTGAAGAAAACAACTGAAAATTCCGCAGCTGACATCAGATTGAGGAAAGAGCTTTTAATTCAAGGAAAAAGCAACAAATACATAAATGAGCGAATCAGAGAGCTGGACAAAGGCATATACAAGAAAATGCCACCACTTCAGACCAACAATGTTACAGAGTTCCGACAGGCAAGAGATACTTTTTACAACTCTTTGCAGAACGGTGAAGTGTTCATAAATAAAAACCCAGCCACTGGCCAGAAATTATATCCACAAGAACCTACTATTATGATCAAAGGCTGGAATGGTGGAAGTTAGGAACTGACATGGAAGATGAAGAGCTCACCTTTGACGAGCAGGTAGCAGCAGCTGATGCAGCTGAAGGAGGGTTGCCCGATGGTGCTCCCACCCAAGGGAATGATGTCAACCCAGAGACTATTGATGTAGAGGCTGAAAGGTCTTTGTTCGAGTCCATAAAAGCAATCCCATCTGCCCTGAGGGATGCCGCCACTGGCGAAGGCCAAGAGGTTGAATTCCCAGAAATCCCAGAAGCCTCAGACATGGGTGGTGATGCTCCTGGATTGGTTGAAGGATTGATTCCCAATATTAAAGTATTTCTTGCCAGAGACGACGTCGGTAAGAGCGAGATAATGGAAAAGTCTTTTCAAGATGATGAGCGTTGGGGAGGCAGATTCCAAGACAAGTTCGGCAATCCTATGATTGTCTGGAACAAGAAACCTTATTATGTCAACAAGCCAGGATTTTCTTCGCAAGACTTCGGAACATTCGTTGGTGAAACAATCAAGATGCTACCAGCAGCTCTCACATCAGGGGGAGCAACTGCCCTCCAGACTATAGCCAGAGGCATTCCAATATATTCATCCACTGAAGTTGGTTCCCAGCTTTTAGAGTCTCAGATGACTCCGGAGACAACCAAGGCTAAGAAGCAGACAGCAGGTGATCTAGCCACAGACGTGGCCACTGCGACGGGTGTTGGGGTTGCCGCAGACGTTTTGTTGCCGCCAGCACTCAAGCTCGCAGGCAGGGCAGCTATGGCTCCTGTCAGGGGAGCAGCTAATGTTGCTGGAGTTCAACTCCCCCGATTCATGCGCCCAACACCCAATCAAAGCTCTCCCTACATAATGACTCAGGGCCAAAGGTCTGGTGAGTTGCCTAATACTGAGACTGGGCAGCTGGACACCTTGGCTTCTTCGGACATTGCACGTGAAGATATTTTGCGCAGGTCTGCTGGGGTGGATGCTGGAGCCAGCGACCAACTCAGAGGATTCGACAGGCGTCAGTTGGACCAGATCCGAGAGGATGCAACTCAGTTGCGTTCTAGTATGGGCTCAGGCGACCCAATGGTTGCTGGTGCGCTTGACACTCCCACAGCAGCAGCTGAAGGCATTCAATCAACAGCGCAATCTGCGGCAGCAAGAATTAAGGCAGAGGCTGGGGCCTCTTATAAAGCTGTTGACGATGCTGTCGACAAGCCAGTGCTTTCTCAGCGTGGGTTGATGGAAACTGCCAGCGACGCGATAGCAATGTTGCGCAATGAGGTTGGCCCAGCCATGCGTGCTGAAATGCCTAATCTTTCCAAGCAAATGAAGAAGCTGGAAAAGTTAGTCAAAATATCTAAGAACCCAAACTTTAAGGGTGCACCACTCAGGGCAATCGATGATTACCAGAGAGCCTTGAACATCCAGATCGAAAAGGCCATGTCAGTTGGCGGCAATGCCGCAGAGGGTCGTGCGCTGACAATGCTCAAGACTCAGCTCAACGAAGCCTACAACACCGCAATAGAGCGCGGATTGATGTTCGGGGATCAAAGTGTAATAGATCAGCTGCAGCAATCTAGGCAGATTTACACGAAGTATATGGGCCTGACAGGAAAGCAAAGCAGCAAAGACGCAACAGTCCGAGCAGCCAACAAGATCTTGGAAATGATCACAAGCAAAGAGGCCAACCCCAAGCAGGTGGTCGGGGCATTGTTCGGTCATAACAAGTTCGCTCCAGCCAATGCCGTTCCCACCGTTATCCGCAAGCTGAAGTCAACTCTCGGAGAAGGTTCTGCAGAATACAAAGAGATCATTGGGTTGATGAAAGACGCAACTCTGGAAAGAGCTTTCGCTGGCACTGGCAGGTCTGGGGTAACAAGAACGAACATCGTGAACAATTACAAAAGTGTCTTCGGCAAGAACAAAGCTGTCATCAATGAGCTTTTCTCGAAAGAAGAGCTTGCGCAGATAGCTAAGTTCCGCAATGACGTAATGCCAACGCTCTGGGCAGAGATAAAACTCAACCCATCAGGGACAGCTACCACCATATTAGGAGAGCTAGGCAGAGGTGGCATTCTGAACACTGTCGCTGGAATTCCTGGAGCTGGCGGTGCAGTCAAAGCAATCGAAGGTGGTTTCGAGCGCAGGGAAGTCCAGCGGATAGTCCAGCAATACCTCGACAGAGCCAAAGCACCTCTCTTCAGCACAGCAATCCAAGCTGAAATTAAGCCAGAAGTTATCGAGGCAATCAACCCGCAGAGCTCCCCAGCATTGCAGAGCATAATTGAAGGGTTGTCCGAAGAGGACAGGGCAGCTCTTTTGTCCCCCTAAATGATTGATCCTGTCACAGCTTTCGCTGCTGCAAATGCCGCTTTCAAAGGCGTCAAAATGCTTGTGGGGGCTGGCAGAGAAATACAAGACGTTTCTCAGCAGCTTGGTGCATGGTATGGCGCAGTCGCTGATATAACTCGTGCGGAGTCTCAACGTAAGAATCCAACTTGGCTAGACAAAAAGACTCATGGTTCTGAAAACATTGAACAAGAAGCCATGGACATCATTGTCCGGAAAAAGACTTTACTTGAGAAAGAGAAAGAAATAAAATTTATGCTTGACTACAGGTTCGGGTTGGGAACCTACGACGAGATGCTTGGCATGCGCCGAAAGATACGCGCTGATCGTGAAGAAACTGTTTACAAGGCAATGGAAGCCAAGCGTCAGATTCAGAACAATATGGCCATAGGTGCACTTTCGCTAGGAATCATAGGAGTGCTGGGGGGAGGGATTTATCTTATTTACTTGGGGATCAGCTAATGTTAGCCAGTTTAATTTTATCAGTAACCCTAGCAGGTGTTGCCAACCCAACGCACGTCCAATGCCACCTGTGGAAAAGATTCACAGACACAAATGGTCAGAAAGTGTGCGTTTACAGATTCACCGCAGGTTTCGGTGGCCTAGGATATCATTACCCAACACAGAGCTTCTCTGAATGCCCAAAGGTGTTCAGTTGCATCTACGAAAAGAAAGACAAAAGGCCTAGTCTGAGTGAGATCCTTGATGGCTTAAAAGATGGCTTCTAACAAGCGATCACATTGGACAATTCAATCCAGTCATCAGAAGTCACATTGCCTTGTTTGTGCCAAGCTGCCATTGCCATAACTTCTTTCTTAGCAGGTCTGTCTAGTAGCTTTTTGCCGTTCTCACCATCTATTAGTATCGTGAAGTCTCTCCCGACTCTGAAAAGGTACCAGCTCTTGCCACCCTCTCGGATGTGTTGGTTTGCCCAGAAAGTTTGACTTTGTCTAAGGCCACTGGTGAACCTTCCTCTTTTGGCCCACTTTTCAATGTACTTCAGCTCTATCCAACCAGACTTGCCATCCCGAATATAATGCACATCAGGCATTCCTCGCATGACTCTGTTCTCAACCCGATACATCTTCAACGGAAGGTTGTTCCGCAATAACGTCCAGAAATTACTCTCGCTCATATGTTTTGTCCTTTTTCTCTCAAGCCTTTTATGAAGCCAGACAGATCCTGCTTGGCTGTCCAATATTTGTTCTTTGCGTCTTTGTGTGGGTCTTTGGCGAACATTTCATCTTGTGCTTTATCCACCAGAGACTTGTACCATTTAAGTTGCTGCTCTTCAAATGCGGAAAGTTTTCTCATTATTCCTCCGACAAGAAAAATGACATCGGATCTTTGGTCACAATGTCTGCTAGGTTCTTTTTATCCCGCAGAGCTTTGATGATCTTTGAGTCAATGGTCTTGGGACTCTCGATGTCGATGTATGTTACGTTCTGGGTTGTGCCTATGCGGTGGCACCTGTCTTCCGACTGCAGTCTTGTTTCCAAGTCGAAACTGTTGGAATAATATATCGCGTAAGATGCAGCTGTTAGCGTCAAGCCAATCCCGCCCGACTGGGGTTGCCCGATGAAGTAACGCACGCTTGGGTCATTCTGGAAGCTGTCTACAGCCTTGACTCTCATGTCGTTAGACACGCCACCATGGTAGCTCACAGCCTTGTGCCCCAGCATCCGCTCAATCTGCGCAATGTCAGCTCTGAAGCGTGCCCAGATTATGACTTTGGCATCAATGTTGGCCAGCAGATCCTTCAGAGCCTCAAGCCTAGGATTCTTGTCGTCTATGGGCCTTGCTTTCTCTTCGGCGGGAAACCACCCACAAACTATCTGTTGCAGTCTTAGGAGCCTTGTTATGGCCTCCTGTGCGTCTATTACGTCACCTTCCAGCTCAACCACGAAGTCTTTTTTCAGCGAATCATACAACTTGCGCTGCTTTGGCGAAAGATCAACAAAATGACGTTGATATATTTTGTCCGGCAAGTCCAAGCAATCTTTTTTCAAAACTCGGAACGAGTGGCCTTCAATGCTTTTGGTCAGCTCGTCCATATATTGATAAGAAACGATCTGCTTGTTTTCGTAGCCTCCCATGACGCAGTACCTTGCCCTGAAAGAATAAAAGCTGTCGTATCCGAGGATGTAAGGATCTAGGAATCTGAATTGGCTGTACACGTCCTCTGGACCTTTGGTCACTGGGGTGCCTGTCATGATCCTGCGATAATTAGCTTGCTTGGCAAACTTTTGGATTGTCTTGGTGCGCTTGGCTCCTGGACGCTTGATCCGAGAGCTTTCATCCACCACCAAAAGAACCTTGTTGCTCAGGAGAATCTTGTTCATCAATGCCACAGCTGTTTGGCTTACAAAAGCCTCAACATTGAATGAAAATATCTTCAGCTGATCGTGCCCAGACAATATGTCGTCAAACTTGGCTTTGTCTTTGGCCTTCATTCCGGAGTAATAATATGTCGAAGAATATTGACACCACTCTGGCATGTGGTCTGGGATCTCTTTGTTCAACCAATTGCGGTGCACCCCATTGGGCGCAATGACCACTAGAGCTGTTATCTCTCCAGAGGCATAAAGATACGCAGCATTGTCTATGATGACTTTTGTCTTGCCTGTGCCTTGTTCCATAAGCAGCGCGAATGACTCTTTGTCCCGACTCATATAAAATGCTTTGCGCTGGTGATCGAATGGCTTGGTTTTGAAAAGGAAGTCACCCAGATCTTTCGGAGCTGAAGCCTTTTCTTTGCGAGTCAATTCGGCTTGATGCATTGTCTCAATATAATCGTCTAGGATGGGCGAAGCAGCTTCCGACCACACCGCCCTAGGCCAATGCTTGTTGATGTGGCTTATGTTGGCTCCTGTGGGCGCAAACAACAAGTCCCTGCCAACCCACTTCTTGAATCCTGGCAATGCCGCCAATTTCTGGATAGCATCACCATCTAGCTTGACTTTTGCTAGGCAGAACCTGCCATGAGCTTTGTCTATTTCCATGGTCGTAATTTTGGCCTCACTTTCTTGGGTTTGGTTAGGTTGTCGGAATAAAAGATGTGCGTCCCGATTGTCATTGCGGGGAACATCTCTTCAGCCCAAACAGGCGAAACGCTAGTGGCATGGTAGTGGTAATAATATCCACCCCAATACTTCTCACCAGTCTTGTGATTAAATATGGCGTCCTGAGCGAACATTTCTGCATCAGCCCACAAGTCACCGTCTGTTGGAATGCCAGCCCAACCATTGGGGCTGACGAAGCTGAATTGATTAGGCTGCATGACAACACCACAAATGGTGTCAGGGAAGCGATTGGACTCAACCCTATTCATTATGACCTCAGCCACAGCTCTTTGACCGTTGAGTGGCTCTCCACGAGCCTCGTGGTAAAGAGCTAACGACAAGCAAAGTTCCGCAATCATTGTGGTTCCTTCCAAACAAAATAAGTTTTGTAGTCGCCAACATATTTCATCATGTAATAGTTGTGACTGTTCATGGCTGTGGAATATGTCATATCTTTATATTCCACCACACGCTTTATCCCTTCGCCAATTTTAATTATTTCAGTTGCCCACATGGTTGTCACCCATCACCTTCATCCTCCTCTGGCTTGCACTTCGGGCATGGATCTCGGAAAACTGTCCAGCGGAAATGTTCGCTTGGGCCATGCCCAAGGGTTTCAGGGCGTTCATATTCAATCCACCCATCAACGCAGTTGTCCTCGTCGCATTCGACTTCTCCGGAGCCATTGCAATCCTCGCAATCAACCCACTCACCAACAGGCTCCAGCGTCCCTCCGAAACGCTGGTACAAAGTCTTTTCAACTTTGCCTTTGTGGCCTGTGTGCTCACAATCTGGGCAGGGGATCATGCGTCCTCTCCCACTTGAATTTTCATTGGACGGTTGACAACGGTCTGCTTCTCGCCATTGTATTCTTCGTGCTTCTTGACGGTGGCTTTGAAGCTGATTGGGAAGCTCTCACCTTGCCCAAGCCACTTGCCCATGTACTTGATGGTGTTGCCGTCTTGGGTCTTGATGAGGTAGATGTATGTTGTGCCCCACTGATTGTCACCTTTCCAGACGAGACGTGCTGTGCCTTGAAAGTCTAGGCGATCACCAACCTCCCCGATGAAATTAGAAGCAGCTTTTGCATTGGCGATTGCTTTGGCTTTGGCATCGTTCGCAGCTGTCAACTCAGCAAGCTTCTCAGCAGCTAGAGAGTTGTCACGCTCGAAGATCACCTCAGTACGCTTAGGGTTAGGGCCAGAGGATCCAGTTGAATCGTCGTAAGAGCGGTGGATCTTGTACATAGCCACCACACCAACACCATCAACAACAAATGCTCTGCAGAAGTCACGACTGCGACGACCCCAACCAGTTGTGCCTTGGGCCCATGGTGTTGATCCTGCATACTCAACGATAATCGGAGCTTCAAGGATCACGATGCTCTGGCCAACTGCAGAGGGAACACTGTCACCCCAACTCAATTCACCATCTTTGGCATTGGTGTTGTGGCCCACAACGCGAGCCATATAATTCATTTGACCAACTGAGGAGAAATATCCACCTTTGTTGACGCAACCTTTCAGCGACATGTAGAGGTCTTTGTCATGATCAGTCCAACCGATTTGCATTTTGTATTCCTTTCTAAGTTAACAATCGTAGTATCCTTCTTCTGCGCCGAAAAGTAAAGAAGAAAGAATTGTTGAAAAACAAAGACCTCTGCTTTTTTACTATTTAAATTTATTCACATCACTAGCCCAAAGCACCAATGAAGCCTTCTCGTTGCCTGAGCTAGCCATCACTCCTGCCCTGACAACACGGCCATATTGATGAGCCTTGGCCAAGGCATTGCTGACCTCGGAGCGGTGGAGCCTGTCTTTTTGATTGGGGTGCGCCTCATAATAAGCCTCATCACACTCACCTGTCGTCAAGTAATTCTCTTGGGTGCGCAGGATGTCAATGATGTTGCTTTGAATCTGGCTGGCACCATGCTTGGCAACAACAGTCGCGTTGATAGGGCGATCGTCTTTTCTGGGCAAAGAAGCTGATGGTGTGACTTTGACTTTTACGCAACGCACAGCCCGATAATCAATCCTGGCAGAGTGGTTTTCATAGTTCGGCAATACGTGCGCCAGAACCTGATCCCCAATGTCGAGGTTAAGGAATCCAGCAATCCGATTGCCGATGAAAACTGTCTCACCTTCTTGGGTGACGCCAAAGCAATTTTGCTTGAATGAAACTGACTCGATCAAGACGTGCAGCTCTTGAGTTTCTTCGATTGGTGTTGTCATAATTTTTCTTTCTCAGTTTGAAGTTTGATGAGCAGTTTGAATCCATGCTCAGGGATTGGGCTCAGGCTCCAGAAGCAGCCAAAGGCTCGATCAACCAAGGATCATCCTCAGCGTCGAATTTGGGGTTGGTGACTTCGAACACGTTGTGCACCAACTTGTTTTTGTGCTTGGTCGCTTCCATTGCGATCCATTCACGGTTTTGATTATCGATGGTGGTGAAGTCACGAGTGTCGACCACGAGAAAATGCTTGGTGATCTGGATCACGTAGACTTTCCCAGCCTCAAGTGTCGGCAGGAATTTTGAGAGCTTGGTGCGCTTCTCGAGAGACTTCCACTTGCCATTCACACCGAACATCCGGCACGCAGCTCTCAGGTTGGAGTTGGTGATGCCTTTTGCGTGGCGTTTGCCGCGCACTAGCTTGGCAGCTTGGTATGCAGGCTCATAGGCTACACCGCAAAGAATGGCGATGGCGTATGGGCCACACCATGTGATGCGCTGCTTGCCAACCCAGTCGGTGATCGGGCGTTGAGATGGAGTGTGCTTGTTCATGATAGTGCCTTTCTAAAATTTGAGGAGGTGGTGGGGCCGAAGCCCCAGTTGATTAAGCAGCTATTGGGTTTACCTCAAAAGCATAAAGTTTTTCGTTTGAACTTGGCAAATTTTCCAAGCTGTCTGTGTGAATTGCAATTGTGCTTTGAATGTAAACTTTTTCGTCTGGGTGAAATCCAGCAGGGCTGATAAGGTCTTTGTTGTTGATGACAACGTAGCGCGTAGAAACAACCATCAGGTCAGCAGCCATTGTATCTTTAAAGTTTTCCAGCTCATGAAATGCGTTGTTCAAGGCAAGATCCAACGTCT